AAAGAGGGTGGAAGGATTATAGGTAAAGAACTATTCCCAGGACATAGCGAATCATATGCAGAAGATGCTGCAGAAAATTTTGTACATGGAATTAAAAATGTTTGAGACGTTTTTAATTATTTTTATACCAGTAGCATTAGCTTTAATATTAATGGAGTTAATTAGATTATAACAAAAGGTCCTTTGAGCGTTACACTATTTTCATTTACTCCTTATAGCTCGAAGGACCTAATTTAGAATTATGGCAACAAAAAGAAAAGCAAAAAGAGGACCAAGTCTAGATGATAAGATGATGGGTCCAGAACCGATTTTCAATTCAGAGTCTGAATTTACAGATACCAATTGGGCCAAGTCTGCTCGATGGTATGGATACTTTTATAAGAATAAAGATTATATGCCTTCTATAATGAATTTTGTAGAAAAGGAAATGGGATATACTAAAAAGAAAATTTCAGTTCTAAAGAGACTTAAGGATTATCATTTCATTCCAGTTGGTAAAAAAATCAAACTGTTTGAAAGGGGATGGCAATATCAGGAAGAAACATTACAAGGTATCAAAGATTTTATTTCAGATTCATACAAGAAAGCTTTAAAAGAGAAAGAACAGATTGAAGCAGAAAAACCAAAAGTAGAAGTTATTAGTCCACAAGAAAGAACAAGAAGAAAAGTCGTAGAAACTATTTACGCCGATTGGGATAGTGAAATTGTTGAAGGTTGGATTGATGAAGACTATACCAGGAAATTTGCATGCTACAATCGATTTAAAATGCATGGACTTAAGAACAATGCAATTAATATATTTAAAGGTATGTTAGATGAAGAGTATGAATCTATTAAGGCTGCATATGAAAAGACTGATGAGCAATGCATAGAAGCTTATTCACATATCTCTAAAGGAGACAAGAAAAAAGTCTTAAAACAATTTGAAACTGTATACTCTGATTTAGAAAGATTAAGAGATGCTTTTAAAGCTTCCAGAGTACCAAGAACAAAGAAACCAAAGTCATCAGATAGACAAGTAGAGAAACTAAAATATCTACAAGAAGATATAGAATCTAAACTTGTTTCAATTAATCCAATCCTTATACCAGGAAAACACAAACTGTTTGTGTACAATGTAAAGCAAAGAAAACTTATCGAGTACATAACAACATCAGTAAGTGGATTTGAGGTTAGTGGAACAACGATTAAGAACTTTGATGGAAAGAGCAGGTCTTGCACATTACGTAAGCCCGAAGATATACTACCTCAGATATTAAATAAAACCGAAAGGCAAATCGATAATGTTTGGGATAGTTTAACTACTAAAATAACTAAACCAACAGGAAGAATTAACTCTGACTGTATATTAATGAGGGTATTTTAATGCTAACAGTAGGCGAAACATTCCCTGAATTCTCACTACAGGGAATCGATAAAAACAATCAATTTGTGAGAGTTGGAGTAGATGCAAGTTATCAACCTTTGAAAAAAGATTGGACTGTAATCTATTTTTATCCAAAAGATTTTACCTTTATCTGTCCAACAGAAATTGCTGGTATGGATGTCTTGGTAGAACATGCCAATGTGATTGGTATTAGTGGTGATAATGAATTCTGTAAATTAGCATGGAAGAAAGAGAATGAATTAATAGGTAATATTAATCATACACTTGCAGCTGATTGTGGATTAGGTTTATCACATGCACTTGGAATTGTCAATGAAGAGGAAGGAGTTTGTTATAGAGCAACTTTCATTATTGATAAAAATTCCACAATACAACATGTATCTGTGAATGCATTGGATACAGGCAGAAGTGCAAACGAAGTATTAAGAACATTAAAAGCACTACAAGCTGGTGGACTCACTGGTTGTGCTTGGGACGAAGGTGATGAATTTGTCGGGTGATATAGAAGAAAAAATAGTAACCAAAAAGAGATTCTCACTTGCAGTAGAAAGTCTAGTAGCTAAAAATAGAGGAGCTACATATATAGATGCTTGTGTTTCTGTTTTAGAAGAAAAAGGATTAGATTATTCTGCTATGAAAAGACTCTTAACAGATTCTTTAAAACAAAAAATAGAGGAAGAAGCTCTAAGTCTAAATTTAATTCGGGGAAAGAAAGGCGGTAAGTTACCTTTATGAAGGAATATGATTCTTATACAATATATAATGCACTCAGGCTTCACTTTGAAACTGATACCTATGATGCAATAAAATATAACTATAAGACTAATATTTCTCCCCAATCTTTTTACAAAAGAAAGGATAAGTATTTCTTTGCTAAGATTGCAAAGAACTATGAGAAAGATGTTATAGGTTATTATGTCTCTAACTTCAAAGAAGGTGTTTCCTATGTAGGAGATATGATCAATGAAGATGGAGAATTAAATTACCGAAGGCACCAAAGAGTTTTACAATCTTTAACAAAAACTTTTAAAGATGATTTATCTAAACTTGATGGTAACTTCGATAAATATCTTATATCCGAGGATAATCAGCATCCGGAGATTGTAAGAATGTGGATGCAGGGTGATATACATTTAGAAACTGTAGTCATTCTGAATTCATTATGTGGTTTTATACAGAAAGAAGATTCTAAAATATCAGATACAATTATTTGGCCTGATATTAAAAGAAAGATTCTAAAGTATACACCATTCGTAAGCTTTGACCATGATAAGCTGAAAAAAATTATTATGGAAAGGTTTACAAGTGAATAATTATATGATATAATATATGTTAATTTTTATTATGTATAAAGTGGATAATTCAGTCAAATACAACGGAGAAAAAAATGTCATTTGAAAATCTAAAGAGTGCACGAGGCTCATCAATCGATAAACTCGTAAAGGCTGCAGAAGCAGTTTCCACATCTAAACCAGAGACTAAAGACTCATATGAGGATACACGTTTCTGGAAACCTACCAGAGATAAAGCAGGAAATGGGTATGCTGTGATTCGTTTCTTACCTGCAAGAGAAGGTGAAGATCTTCCATGGGTAAGATATTGGGATCATGGGTTCAAAGGTCCAACTGGTCTATGGTACATAGAAAACTCTTTAACCTCTATTGGACAACAAGATCCAGTATCAGAGCATAACAGTGTTCTTTGGAATTCAGGTAGAGATGAGGATAAAGCTATTGCAAGGGAAAGAAAAAGAAGACTTCATTACATCAGTAATGTGTTAGTTATTTCTGACCCAGATAATCCACAAAATGAAGGAAAGGTATTCCTATACCAATACGGTAAAAAGATCTTCGATAAAATTATGGAAGCAATGCAACCAGTGTTCGACGATGAACAACCGTTAAATCCTTTTGACTTCTGGGAAGGTGCTGACTTTAAAATCAAAATCAGAAAAGTAGAAGGTTGGGTAAACTATGACAAATCAGAGTTTAGTACACCATCCTCTTTATTTGATGGAGATGAAGGAAGACTCCAAGAGCTATATGGAAATCTATATGGTTTGAAAGAATTCATCGAACCAGGTAACTACAAAACCTATGACGAACTTAAATCTAAGTTAAATAGAGTCTTAGGTATTTCTGCGGGAGACTTTGTCGAATCCGAACCATCAGCTGTTATGGAAGCCCCAGAAATCCAATCTCAATCTGCAGATGATATTCCTTTTGCAGATGCAGATAAAGAAGATGATACTTTGTCTTATTTTGCTAAATTAGCGAAAGAAAGCTAATCGTATTATCGTCCACCCAAGTCACCCAATGCGTAAGCTGCGGGTGACATTACTGGGTAATTAATTACTGTTGAAACTGAACTTCTATTATCTGACTTAGTGCTTACTGCATTAACTTGGGAAGGAATAGGTTTATCTCTCTTACTATCTAACTCTAATTCCATTTTTTGACTTTCTAAACTTTCTATATTATCTGCAGTAGTTGGTGGTATTACCTGTGCTGTTCCTTCTATAGTTGCCTCTTCTTTTTCTAATTTTTCTTTTTCTGCTGCAGCTGCTTTAGCTTGTAACTCTATTTTTTTCTTGGATGCATTGTCTGTAGCCATTTTAGGTATTTTCGGTAAGTCTAAATCATCAAGTCCAGGTATAAACCTACCAATTTTTTCTACAATACCAATTACAAAATTAATAACACCCGTAACGGCATTTACCATGTGTGCAATACCATCACTTAAATATGCAAAACCTAATAACAATACATCAAAGACCGATGTAAAGCCTAATGAGTCTCGTATCTTTTCTAAGGCAACTTTAAATAAGAAGAAAACTGCAGCAATTCCTGCAATAATTGCGAGAGGTACTGCCATTGCAACTACTATTGGGGTTACTGCGGCTATTACTGATGAGAATGCTGCGACCATACTAGGAATAAACGTACCCATCATAAAGATTCTGAATACTCGAGCTGCTTTTACTAATTTGTTTAGGGTTTTGAATACTCCACCTATAGTAGATATAATCTTAGGTAAGAAAAATAAAGCAATAACTCCTACTAGTTTCCCGAGAGCTCCAAACTTACCATCCATAGTTTCTAAAGCACCACTAAGATCTCCTTGAAGTACTTGGGTTATAGCTTGGAATGCAGATGTAACCGTATCCATTACTTTCACGATAATTTCTCTGAATTTTTCTGGGTCTGTAAACATTAGGAATAAACCTGCTATACCTGCAAGGAATCCACCTTTGGCTGCAAGTCCCATACTATCCATTTTTTCACCCAATCCTTCTAGTTTATCTCCCATTGAGAATAATGCAGTTGATTGTAGTTCTGCTGCTTTAGCTGCTTCTCTTCTTTCTTCTTCTGTTTGTGCTGCTTCTTTTATAGTTTCTATTTGTCGTCTTGCAATATCTGCAGCTTGATCATCTCCCCTTTCTATAGCATCTTTTAAATTCATAGAAGCCTCTTCGTATCCCGATCTTAGTTGAAGAGTTGTTTCATCAGCATTTCTATCCATAAATCCTTCTAATTTGTTTAGGGATTTTTCTATATCAAAAAGATCTGCGTTGGCCTTCTGTATTTCTTTCTGTTCTTTTAATTCGTCATTTAATAATTTTAATCCTGTTAAGGTGTCATTATTATTAGCCATTGATTCCAAAAGATTACTATTTTTCTTTAGTGCATTATCACTTTGGTCTAAAAGACTTTGAGATATTTTGACTGCCTCTGCTACTTGTTCAGAGGTCATATTATCTTTTTCTAAAAGATTTTGTACGGTGTCAAGTTTACTTTGTAAAATGTTAGCTCGAGCATTATCTCCAGCTGCTCTCAGCTCTTGTATTTTAATATTTGCTTCAGAAGCTTTTAAAATAGCAGAGGATTTTTCCTCATTCTTAGCAAGAATCTCACCAGATTTATCTAAAGAATCTTTTATTTTCTCTTGAGCAGAGGATAATTTTTTAGATTCTTTTTGCTGATCTAATTCAAACTTTGAAGTCTTTTTATCTGACACCTATATCTCCTAATTATTTTCCAAACGCTTTACCAGCTTCTGATATACCAAATGCACCTAATGTAACAACCACAAACGATGTATAAATTGTATCAGAAATAAGTAAGTCTTGACCCATAAATGCTGTAACTAAATCACATATACCAAATACAGTCATAAGACCAAAAGAAATAAATCCTATTATAGATTTCTCATTTATATCATTATCATCTAAGAATAAATCCATAAATTTTCTTTTTGGTGGAGCCAATTGGGATTTAACCTTTCTTGCCTCTTCCTGCATTTCAACAATTGTATCTTCAGCTTTATCGAGCTTATCGATAAGAGCCATATACTTATCTAAATCGATTTCGACTTCGTTACGGCTACTGTCTTGTCCTTCTGCCATTATTTTCTCCTATTAAATTCTTTCATTCTTTCATTTTCTTTTTCAATATGATCTTGAAGTAAGGATACATATATCTCCCTCTCCCACGGCATCATATTATCTAATTCTGTCAAGCTATACCCATGATGCTGCATCATCGCGAAATTCACCCTATAATGATTTATAAGGGATTCGTGTGAGAGGCCTACGTAAAAAAACTTTCAATACCTTTTAATTCTATTGAATTTTCTTTTTCACATTTAGAGCATTTCCAATTCAGATCATGCTGAACTTGTGGAACGCCTTGGAAGAATTCTGTTATCTTTTGAAACTGTTCTGATGTTAAGCTATCTAGGAAATCCCTAATATCTTCTGGGGTTTCATTTTTACAATCATAGACGTTATCTGCATCATATATTGATTCAATACAGCCTACAATCATATCAAAAGCTCCATCAACACTGTTTAATTTCTCCTGATCGTATTTTTCTACTAATTCGATTGCAGGATACTTTATAACACATCCAACTTCTTCTGTTATTTGTATAACATTATTCTTCACTTCTCCTTTAACTTCAATCTCTTCCAGATTTATTTCTACTTGAGTTTGAGCTTCGCATTCGTTATCTTGACACTTCAGCTTCAACTCAACCTTTTCTCCAACTGATTTAGATCTCAGTTTTAGGAAAATCCATTCTATATCAAAGGTTGTTATCTTTCCTACATCTATTCCTTCAATACATGCAGAAATAACATCCTTCATAGCCCTAATGATTTGCTTTTGGTCTTTCGACTCCATTGCAATCATTAAAATCTTTTCTTCTTTGACCGTATAAGGTCTATAATCTATATTTTCTCCCGTAGATGGCAGTATAGTACTGTATCTAGGTGAATTCACCATTGGCAATGCCATATTTTTCTCCTATATTAATTAACCAAATATATCTAGGGCTGCAGATACACCAGATAGTGCTGATTCTACTGCACCTTCTGGTTTAAATTTATCATAAGCCCATGTTACTTCCATTTTCACAACATCTGCTTGTGCATCCTGATTTAGGGTAATTGCATTAACAGCTGTTGGAAAAGCCTTTAGAAGCTTCACTCCATATATCGGAATATTTTGCTGATTTAAATGTTGTATTATAACATCTACAGCATAATTTTCCTTTAATCCTATTCTATGAGTATTCACATTATATATTCCGGACATCCAATTGTCCATCATTTTTCTCATGTGATAATCATTTGTTAATAGAAAACTCATTGTGACTTCCGAATCTATCACAGTGTAAGGAAATTTGTTTGATTGTTGGAAATCCATGTGATCAAATGTAGAAATATTTCTTCCTGGAATATTTACTTCTTGACATAAAATGGATATATCTCTTGGATCGTTTATTAAGTTAGATGCACTAAATCCACCTGATAGTAAAGATCCTACTATTGATTGTACATCTAAATTAATCAAGGATAAGTCAGGAGGAGTAAAAATAACATTAAATCTATTGGATGGAGCAATACCACCTTTCTTTTTAATTGTAGATTTTAAGTTGTCTATACTACTCATTGTTATTTCCTTGCAATCTTAAGACTTTCATTCCATATTGCTGTCTTACCTTTCTTAACAAACTGTTCTGTTGGTAAGAATATCGCAATTTCCCAATCTGTCATTGGCACTAAGGACAATGGAGATTTGATATGGGATGTAAGATAATGTTTGAAACATGGTTTAAATTCTTTATATTTTCTAGTACCTGCTAATAATTTATATCTTAATCTTTTAATTCTTGAGGTTTGTGTTGCCTTTCCCGATTCTAAAGCCATAAGATCATCTAAAAAACTGGCTCTTACATTATAATTTAAATAATGCAAATTTAATCCATAGAATCCACCCTTAGCAGGTTCTACCATTATGGTGAGTGGAAATCTATCATAATATGGCAATTCCTTTTTCATTTTAGGATCATAGAAATACATATACATATTTCCAATCAATTCTCTGTTTGTTCTTTTCAAAGCAGGATCCTTCAAGAGTGTTCCTCTTCCTGGTACACTGAGATTCTTAATCTGATCCTGGAACCATTCTCTAGATTGTTTAGTTCTAGATTTTATTCCAGCACGTTGTGCTCCAGCTTGTAATGTGTCAAACAGTGATGCCATATACTTTATTTATATGATTAAGTGATTACTTTGATGCCGAGATTCTTTAAAGTTTCTTCAGTCCATACTTGAAACTTCCATCCATTATGTTCAGCAAACTTGTTAGCAGCTTCCCATTTATCATTGTTTCGAGTATATGTAAGGACTTCAGTAACATATTTTTGGGTCTTTCTTTTCCTTTGTTTTGGTGGGATTGTTTCTTTTTTTGGCTTAATTTCAACAAGAAATACCTTTCGATTCTCCATTTGTATAAGCAAATCTACATAGTATCGGTGTATCTTACCATCCAGAGTGGATTTGTAAGGGACTACAACTTCTTCACTATTCCACGATTTAACCTTTGGATTCTCTTCCAACCATTTGAATACTTGCCTCTCCCAAAGTGATCTGTAAGTCACTTTTGCAGGATTACCCATGTATTTTTCGGGT